CCGTCTATCGCTCGATCCAGATGACGGTCGAGCAGGTCGTGCGGATGTTCGGCTACCACGCCTGCACCGAACGGACGCGGCGAAACTACGACCAGGGCAACTACGACGTCTGGATCGAGATCCTGCACGTGGTCGAGCCGAACCGTGAGCGTGACCCGTCGCGCGCCGGTCCCGCCGGGATGGCGTATCGCTCCGTCTGGATGGAAGTGGACGCGCCCGAAGACGCGGGCTTCCTGCGCGTTTCCGGCTACGAAGAGTTCCCGGTCGTCTGCCCGCGGTGGGACGTCATTGGGACGGACGTCTACGGGATTTCTCCGGCGATGGATGCGCTCGGCGACTGCCGCCAGCTCCAGCACCTGGAGAAGCTCCTGGCCCAGGTGGCGCAGATTCTGCGCTTCCCTCCGATGGTCGGGCCCAGGACGCACGCGGGGCGCCGGATCTCGCTTCTTCCGGGCGACTTCACNCCTACCGACATCGTGGCGTCGGGAGATGGGGTTCGTCCGGCGATCCCGATCCTTCCGCAGGCTGTGGCGGAGCTGCGGGACGCAATCGAGCGCGTCGAACAGCGGGTCGCGAACACGCTGTATGCTGACCTGTGGGTGACGCTGACCGACAACGAAAAGGAGATGACGGCGACCGAGATCCTGGAGCGGAATCAGGAGCGCGCGCTTCAACTCGGGCCTGTGGTCTTGCGCCAGCAAAACGAGCTTCACGATCCTCTGATTGAGCGCAACTTCGCGATCGCGCATCGGCGCGGCCTCATTCCTCCNGCGCCCNNNGAGCTTCAGGGGCAAGAATTGAAGGTCGAATACATTTCCGCGCTCGCCCAGGCGATGCGGATGATCGGCGTCGCCAACGTCGAGCGGTACGCCAACACNGTGATCACCGTCGCCCAGGCGAAGCCTGAAATGCTCGACAAGTTCGACGGTGACCAGTTCGTGGATGTCCTGGCGGAGATCCTCGGCGTGCCCCCGAACCTCGTGGTTCCCGACGACCAAGTGGTTTCGATTCGCGAGCAGCGGGCGTTGCTCCAGCAAGCGCAGAGGCAGGGCGAAGCGATGCTCGCGCTGGCCAAGGGCGCTCGTGACATGGCNGGGGCGAAGCTCGGCGACGACAACATGCTCCGTCGTCTGGTGGAGACGAGCGGGGCCATTCCTACGGCGATCGAATGAGTAAGAAACGACTCGAAATCGAAGACGACAGGCAATGGGTGCTCGACATCCAGTCGCTCATGGAGACCGAGTTCGGGCGCCGGATCGTGTGGCGGCTGCTGTCGCAGATCTGCGGCGTCTTCGACGCGACGTTCTCCTCTGACGCGCTCGTGATGGCCTGGAAGGAGGGCCAGCGGGAGGTGGGTCTGCGCCTCATCGAGGAGATCCAGAAGTACGCGCCACACGACTACGCCCGGATGNTCGGCGAGCGAATGCAGCGGATCGAGGAGTTCAACAAGGCCGAGAAGGCCAGGGAAGCCAAGCAGAGGGAAGAGATCGATGGCTGACGAAAACAAGATCTCGGCCGAAACCCAGGCCGACGAGACCACGGATAGCAAGGGGACGCTGTTGACGAATCCCCCTCCTTCGGGGGAAGATGGAAACAGCCAGAACGGCGCCGATCCGGCGGCTGGCGGCGAGGCAAAAGCCCAGGAGCCCAGCCAGTCGATCGAGATCAAGCTGCCCGATGGCGTTGAGGTCGACGAGAACTTTCTCGCGGCGGTGAAGGCTGCGGCCAAGAATTCCGAGAGCGCGCAGGCGCTCGTGAATGCTTGGCTCGACGCCATGGAGGCCGCGAAGAAGAAGTCCGAGGCCGCTCTCCAAGAAAAAGAGAGGCGATGGCTCGAGGAGTTGCGAGCCGATCCCGTCTATGGCGGAGCCAAGTACGCCGAGACGATCGCCAATGCCCAGCGCGCGTTTCAGCGCTTCGGCGGTGACGAGCTTCGGGAGTACTTGGAGACGACCAGGGAGGGCAACAACCCCGTGCTCATCAAGACCTTCGCCAACATCGGCCGCGCTCTGCGGGAGGATTCGATCGCGGGCACGACCGACCAGGGGGCGGAGATGTCCGATGACCAAAAGGCGCTTCGGGAACTGTTCCCGAAGATGGCCGAGCAACTCGAACAGGAAGGAAGGATCTGAAAAATGGCCGTATTGCAAACCGAGATGTTGACCCTTGCGGATTACCACAAGCGCAAGGATCCCAAGGGCGGCATCACCCAGCTCATCGAGCTGACCACGAAGGAGAGCGCGATCTTCAAGGACGCGCCGTTCTACCCCTCCAACAAGGAGGACTGCGAGCAAGTCACCGCGCGGACGTCGCTGCCGTCGGCAGACGCCTGGGGTCGGATCAACAAGGGCACCAAGCCCACGAAGACCGACGTCGACAGGTGGCAGGAGCCGATCGGGTTCAAGGAGTTCCTGATCGCGCTCGACGCCCGGAACAACCCGGCTCCCGGCGCGCTCATGCAGATGCGAGCGCAGGAGCTTGCTGGGCACGCCGAGGCAATGGCCCAGGGGTGGGAGCGGGCGTTCTTGTACCACAACGTGGACGAGAACCCCGATGGCATCATGGGCCTCATCCCGCGCCTCGACGACATCAACAACCCGCAGATCCGGCAGCGGGTCATCTCGGCAACGCCAGGTGCGAAGGGGGTCGACTTCACCTCGGCGCTCCTGGTGTGCTGGGGGCCCAAGAAGACCTACGGCGTCTTCCCGCCAGGCTTCGCCAAGACGGCGGGGCTTGAGCACGAAGACATGGGCAAGGTGATGTGGGAGGACGGCGAGGGCGGCAAGTTCCCGGCCTGGGTTTCGATCCTGCGGCAATGGGCTGGCCTCGTCGTTGCCGACATCCGGTCGGTGGCGCGCGCGCAGTTCAAGGTGTCCACGCTCGACGCCAAGGACACCACGGTCCGCGACACCCTCATCCGCATGATCCACAGGGTGAAGCTCTCGGGGATGGGCCGGCCGGTCATCTACGTCCATCCGTACCTGGCCGAGATCCTGGATCTCCAGGCTGCGCACGGAATGACGCACCTGAGCGTCAAGTCCTACATGGGCGAGGAGCTGGTGCACATCCGCGGGATCCCGATTCGCGTCACCGAGGCCCTCTCCACGTCCGAGACGTCGGTCGAGGGCGCTGCCTGATTTAGGGAGGCTCGGGGGTTCGCCCCTGGCCTCCTGAAACGCTAACCCGTTCGGAAAGGAAGAAGAGATGATCACGGATCACAGGTTGGTGTTTTCGGACGATCAGGACTTGGCCCAGGCCGCGGGAACGTACCTTTCGACGAACGTTCTTCCGCTCGGGGAGTCCGACAGCCATCCTCGCGGTGGTATGCCCGTGCGCGACTTCGGGCGCGGTGGCGGGATGGCCATCCTGCTCCAGGTCACCGAGACGTTCGAAGGCGGCACGAGCGTGCAGGTGCAGCTCGTGCAGGCCGACGACGAGGCAATCAGCCAGAACGTCAGGGTGATCGCCGAGACCGGCGCCATTCCGGTCGCCTCGCTGAAGCAGGGCTACAAGTTCCCGCTCACCCAGGTTCCCGCCGGGACGCGCGGACCATACATCGCGTTCCGCTACGTGCTCGCGGGCAACTTCACCGCCGGGAAGATTCGAGCGGAGCTCCTCCTGAATCTGCCGGACCCTCATCCGTTCGACTGATTCGACAACCTAGCCCCGCCAGGAACATTCACCTGGTGGGGCTTGTGTGGGTGGAGAACAAAAATGCCGAAGTACCGCATTCACGAATGGCACTACACGCGTAATCAGTCGTATCCGCCGGGCTCCATTGTCGAGTACCCGGAGACCGTGGCGCCGCATCCGCAATGGGAGCGGATCGACGACGAGTCCGAGTCCGAGTCCGAGGAGAAGGCGAAGGGCCGAGGCGGCCGTCGCGGGCGCACCACGACGTCCGAGGAGGTCGCGGACGCTGGCGCTGGCAGCGAGACGCACTCCAAGGACGAGGGAAACGCGCTCCGCGCTTCGGACGTGNGGGTCTGACGCATGGNGACCACCGAGGTTGAGATCTGCAACATGGGGTTGTTCCGGGCTGGGCAGACGGTTCGGATCTCATCCTTCGATGAGCCGAGCACGTATGCGATGGTGTGCCGCACGGCCTACCCCATCGCCAGAGACGCGGTTCTCGCCGAGCCTGGCACCTACTGGCCGTTTGCTCGCAGGCGGGTGAAGCTCTCCAGGATCGATGCCGAGGGTCTCGACCTTGGTGGCTTTCGCTTCGCCTACGCGCTCCCGGCGGACATGATCTCCCCGGTGGGGATTCAGCCCTACACCCGCAACCCTCGCATGGACGAGGAGATCCCCTACGTCATCGAGCAGTCGCTTGCNGGGCCGGGGCTTTGGCTCCTGACGGATCATCCGGNGCCAATCTTCGAGTACACGCAGCGTATCGAGGCACCGNCGCTGTTCTCTCCCCTCTTCGCGGACGCTCTTGCTTGGAGGATTGCCTTGGAGCTTGTCGTTCCCCTTTCGCTTGAGCTTCGGGTTCAGCAAGCCTGCGAGAGGGGCTACCTGACGGCGCTTTCCAAGGCCGCAGCCGATACCAGCAACTACCGCCGGAACGATCCGCCGCCCCTCCCTGAATCGATCGCGGTGAGGGACTTCTAATGGCCGAGGTGCGTCAGACGTCTTTCGCTGCTGGCGAACTCAACCGAGGCCTTTGGGGGCGGTCGGATCTTGAGGTCTACCGCCACGGCCTGCGCNNGTGCCGCAACTTCATCGTCTCGAAGATGGGGGCCCTCCGCACGCGCCCCGGAATGCGGTTCGTGAGAGAGGTGCTAGCCGGCGCAACCAAGGCCCGAATGGTGGGCCTCCAGGTGAGCGACACGGAGTCGTACCTGATCCTGTTTACCAACGTAGGCATCCACATCATCAACGTAGGCCTCCTCATTTCCAGCACCAACACGCAGACGTCGACCGTCATCTCCAGCCCGTACAAAGCCGACGAAATCGACGAGCTGACCTTTGCTAGGTCTGGCAGGTCGCTGCTGATCTTCTCTCCGAAGCGCAGAGTTTATCGCCTGTTCATCAAGAGCTTATCGGATGTGAGCCTGGACGAGTATCTCAGCACCGTCGTGCCTGCGCCCCCGCAACTTAAGATCGGGATCAAGAGGCCACGCCTACCCCAAGAGCCGTTCGCACTCTTGGAGGCGATCGCTCAGGGCGAGCCACTTTCGATCTACGACAAGATCCGCAAGGCATGGTTCTACTCAGTGGTTCTCTCCGAAAACAGGACGGGAGAAATCGTCCATACCACCTGGTGGCCGATCAGGAAGGTCGTCGATTGGGATGAGGATGACGGTGAGTACAAGGAGATTGGCGACGTCGTTCCTTACCTGGCTGTAAGCGGTGAACAGCCCATCACCATCGTGGCCTACGGCCAGCAGCCAAATCCGCCCGAGGGCTTCTCCTACGAGGAGATCCAGATCTTTCGGAGAATGGGGGTAGGCGAAGATCCATTTGATCTTAATCCATCAGAGGACAATGTTGGCGGCTGGGTGGCCAGAATCTCCGGCAGAGATTGGCGCTTCAACGCGCCAGGCCAAGCGGCTAAGGCGATCGATAGAGGCGCCGACCCTGATCAATTCCGCCATCCCAGGCACCCAGTGCACCCGCTTCACTTAGTCTATCCACGTGTCGGCGCGTACCATGAAGGGCGCCTATTGGTCGCCAACGGAGCACCGCTCCGTGACGCATTGCCGGCGTTCCCCGAGCAGATCTGGTGCTCCGAAGTAGGCTTCTATCGGCATTTCGACCTGCATCTGTTTCGGGTTGACTCAAGCGCCTTCTCCTTCAAGCTCGGCGGCCCCCAGAGCGAGGAGATCCGCCACCTCGTGAGCGCCGGACAGCTGCTGATCCTGACCGACACCGCGGTCTACGCGATCGGCGAGCAGCTTTCTGCGCTGGCCATCCCGCAGGTGCGCAAGCAGGTGAACGTAGGCGCGTCGTGGGTGCAGCCGATTATTGTTGGGTCCGATGTGCTCTTCACCACAATCCACGGTAGCGTCTTTAGGATGCGGTATTCTTGGGAGCATCGGACCTACTTGGCAGACGACCTCTCCTTGACCTTCGGCAACCCCGGGGTGGCGGCGTGGTGTTTCGCCCAGGAGCCGCTCGCGGTCGTCTGGATGGCGCGAGCCCGGAGCTCGGCAGGCAGGCCGTTCTACTCGATGACCTACGTGCCGGAGCTGGGCTCCATCGGTTGGGCTCAGCATACGACGGGCATTCACACCCGCTTGGATGGAGGCGTCTACGAGGATCAGGTGTTCGATCTCTGCGCTCTTCGGTACGCGGGCCAGGACAGGGTCTTCGCTCTAGTGGAGCGCTTCATCGGCACCACCACAAAGCTGCTAATCGAGGAGATTGGGGGCGAGTGGTTCTCCGATGAAGTGCTTCTCGACAGCGCGATCAACCCGGGGCGGGCCGTGCCAGTTCCAGACGATCGCAAGATAACGATCAACTTCCGCCACCTTGCGGGCCGAGACGTCGCGGTGGTAGTTCGAGGACTCGATACCGCCGAATGGACCTACCTTGGCACCTTCCCCATCCAGGATGGGCAGGTGACCTTCGAGGTGCCGTCCTCGATCGGGAACTGGGTCTTCTGGGTGGCGGGCCTGCCCTTCGAAGCCGAGATCGAGCTTCTGGATCTGCCCCTCGAAAAGCTCCGGGCGAAGACCGTCAAGAAGGTCGGCATCGAAGTTCAAGGTGCGCGTGGTGTCTACGTCGGCGAGAGCCGCGAGACGATGACCGAGGCGACGGTCCGGCATGTTACCGATGGCTTCGGTCCGCCGAAGCCAGGGGATGGCGTGATCGAAGTGCTAATCTCGTCGTCGTGGAACAAGCACGGGCGAGTGGTGCTCCAGCAGAGGGCCCCTTACGCCGTTACGGTCCGCGGCGTTACGCGGGAGGTGAACCTTGGCGGCTAATTGGGAATCTCGCCATGAGCTTCTGCGGCCGGAAGGGATAACTCTTCTGCCCAATCGTCTGGGAGGCGCGCCGTGATTCCGATGATCGCCGCTGGTCTCATGTTGCTTGGGACTGGCCTCTCAGCAGTCGCCCAGTACCAGCAATCGAGGGCGCAGTCGAAGGCCCATGACATCAACGCGAAGATCTTGGAGGCAGCAGCGCGCGATGCCATCCGGCGGGGCGATCGTGAAGCCGGAGCAGTCCGCGAGCTGGTGACCCAGATCATCGGCGCNCAGGTGACGGCCGCAGGCNCCTCCGGTGTAGCGCTCGATTCGGATGTGGTCCAGGGCCTCGCCANGNACAGCCGAGAGCTCGGCGAACTCGACGTTCNNGACATCCAGTGGAACGCGGCCCGCGAGGCATGGGGGCTGCGGATGGGTGCCGCCCAGGAACGCCAGGCCGCCCGGCAGGCGATCCGCGCCGGGAACCTCGCCATTGGTGCGACGATCCTGACTGGTGTTGGCCAGGTGGGCATTGGGGTTGCGCAGGCATACTTGCAGCCTGCTGCCTCCCCACCGGTGTCCACATGGAGCACTAGGACCTGGGGTTTGGGTGCACGAATGAACAACCCGTGGTTGTGATCCATGCCGCGCGTTCCGGTCTACGAACGACAAGTCAGGCTGAAACCGATGCCAACGCCATCGGTGCGTCCTGACTACACGCCCGGGCTCCAGCAGCTCGGCCAGGCGATCGCGGGACTAGGGCAGGACATCTTCCGGCTCGCGACCGAAATGCGCGACCGCGCCGACTCCTTGCGTGCGGACCGGGCGCTGCTGGAGTTCAACCGCATTCGGGGACAGCTCACCTTTGGCGAGAACGGCGTCCGTCTTCGCCAGGGGGAGAACGCCCTGGACTTTAGCGCCGATGTCGAGAAGCTGCGCAAAGCGGCGGCCGAGATCGAAGCGTCGCTGGCGAACGAGAGGCAGCGCGAGCTGTTTCGGCAGCGCGCCCTGCCGATGTTCGACCAGACGGTTCTGGATTGGGAAAAGCATTCTGCCAAGCAGTTCCAGCGACTGTTCTCCGAAACCGCAGAAGCACGGGCGCAGCTAGCGCTTGAGCGAGCCGGGGCCGCCGAGACTCCGGCGGATGTCGAGCGAGAGCTGGCGGAAGTGCTGTGGGAGCCGGATCCCGACAACCCTGACCAGCTTCGCCCGGGCATCTTCGTGCGGAACCTGACGGAGAACTTGGGCGTCTCTCCCGACCGCGTGAAGAAGCTCACCGATGA